AACTTCATCGTCTAATTCTTTTATTACTTTGATGGAGATTGCAGGCTAAACCTGCCAACAGAAGGGGCAACTATGAAGATTGCTGTATACACAATCGCTCTCAACGAGGAACAACATGTCCAGCAATGGGCTGACTCCTGCACCGATGCTGACTATCGCCTCATCCTAGACACAGGTTCAACAGACCAAACCACCACTCTCGCCCACCAACTCGGCATCCACACCGTTACCCGTGTCATCAGCCCGTGGCGTTTTGACACAGCCCGCAACATGGCACTCTCCATGCTCCCCAAAGACATAGACCTGTGCATAGCGTTAGACATGGATGAACAACTGCAACCAGGTTGGCGTGAAGCACTAGAAGCAATCCCTGCTGGCACGACCCGCCCCCGCTATAAATACATCTGGTCATGGAACCCCGACGGTTCTGAAGGGCTTGTCTATGGTGGCGACAAAATCCATTCCCGCCACGGATACAAATGGCACCACCCCGTACATGAAGTCCTTAAACCCACCGATGGTGAAACTCAACACTGGGTAGACGGGCTACAAATTCACCACCACCCCGACAGCTCGAAGTCCCGCAGTCAATACCTACCCCTACTTAAAGTCGCTGTAGAAGAAGACCCACGTGATGATCGCAACCAGTTCTACCTCGCCCGTGAACTATATTTCCACGGTGACTACGATTTGGCTCAGTACCATTTTGCACGGCATCTCAAACTATCTACGTGGGGTCCGGAACGAGCAGCCACACACCGATACCTAGCCAAGATAGTTCCCCAAGCTGCCGAGTACCACCTGTACCGAGCAATATCCGAAAGTCCCTCAAGGCGTGAATCATGGGTAGAGCTAGCTCAATATTATCACGATCAGCACAACTGGTTGTCTTGTCGTAATGCCGCATCTCAAGCTTTAGGGATAGCGGAGAAACCTCTTGATTACTTATGTGAAGCCCATGCCTGGGGTTGGCTTCCGCACGACCTCATGGCCATTGCTTCATATCATTTAGGCGACAAAGCAACCGCCTGGCATCATGGTGGAGAAGCCGTACGACTTAACGTTGGTGATGATCGACTACGCGAGAACCTTAAATGGTATAATATCTGGGCATGAACCGTGGTGAGTTTCGTACCGCTATAAAAGAACGTTTGGCTATTCCTACTATTGGGGATGGTCTTCTTTCTGATACCACGTTAAACAGTCTCATTAACCGTTCCCTATCAGTTATAGCCTCATCTAAAGAATGGCCATGGCTGCTGGACGACTACACGATCAACTTCGTGTCCGGGGCTGCGTCTTTGCCTAACGACTTTATTCGTGCCCGTTCTTTGGTAATTGAAGGCAGACCAACAGTATGGCTACAGCTTGAAGACTTTGTTATGCCGGACAGAAACAACGGAACCTTTGCCTGGACCATTATTGGCAACAAAGCCAAACTCAGCCCTGTCAACACCACAACCGTAACCGGCACTTTGTACTACTACCGAAATGAACCAACCCTTGCAAGCGATGCCAGCACCCCGCTTATCCCTAGTATTCACCACAGTTTAGTTGTCGCCTACGCTTGCTATCTCGCATCCATGACCCGTCAGGATGAAAGCAGGGCTGCGGTCTATCAGGCTGAGTACCAGTCGCTTCTAAACAACACCCGCGATGATCTAAAACAAAATACTGGACGACGTATTCGTTACGATGGCGGTTACGAATATTCTTCGTGGTCCTAAATGGCAGCTTTCTTTTACGAATGGGATGACTTTGGTGGTGGGTATTACGTTGGACCATCAGCGGTAAACCAACCCAAGAACACATGGCAAGGCGCAAACATAACCCTTTCCAATGATGATGCCACCCTTGTCCCAACATACGGTCCACAACAAATAACCCTTTCGGGAACCGGCACTACGGCTGGTGTTATTGACAACAGCACAACTTCCACAACTTGGAGCGACCCAACTTACTTCAATGGCTATTGCGTTGTTGTTGGTTTAACTTCTGCTGCAACCTATGTGTATTTTATCAACACAAGTACCGGAGCTGTAAACAGAATATCTTTGGGGGTCGTTGGTACTAGCGCTGGAGCTGCTCCGGTTGTGGTGCCAGTCGGTAACGATGTTGTTGCCTATGTTGCTGTCGGCACAACGGCAATTTACCAAGTGACCAGATCGACGAGTGCCGTTGCTGCTTTTACTCCTTCTGGTAATAACGATGGCGTCAATGATGTTTTGTTAACTGGATTAACTATTTGGAATGCAAGAATGATTGCATGGGGATCTGCTTCTGACACATTCTTTTTTTCTGATGCTCTTACGTTTGGGGCAAACTGGAGTTCGCTGAACTTTGTTGGTGTTGGGTACGCTAACGACGGTATTTCTTATTGCGTCCCACGCAACCTCGACATGGTTGTTGTTAAACCATCTGGGTGGTATTCGATTACTGGCATTCTTGGCACCAGTACAGCCGTTAGGCAAATGAATGACACCCTTGGTATTCTTCCAATAGACCCAGTAGCCCAACATAATAACACCGTATATTTTGTAACATCAACCGGTACCAACAACTACGCCGTTAACTTAATGGGTATTTCTGGTCCCAGCGTTGAAGTTGCGGCATATCAAAGGTTTGGTTTAGCCGATGCAAATATTAGAATATCTAGAACAAACATGGGGTACCTTGCCGTTGCTGCAGTAATTGAAGAATTTGGTTTGCTTCAATACGCCAGCGTTTATCTTCTTAATGCTCAAGATAGATGGCAAGTAATGAAAATTCCAGCCACAATGACATACGACGATAGTTTAAAATTTGCTGTTGCTCGCGGCCAAGTATCAAGATACAACACATCTCAAGATCAAGCTCTTTATTTAACAGAGACAACAACGGGCGCTACTCAAAACAAGCTTGCCCTACACCGTCTTCGGCCAACAACTATAGAACCTGGACAAGCAAGCGGAACTACTTTGCCAGCCAGCGCTACTTTAAAACTTCAAGACATATCTACAAAAGTCCCAACTATTATAAAACGTGTATACGTAGAAGCAGAAATGCTTCAAATACCAGGAACTTCTTACACGGGGTCAGCCAGCATCCAAGCACGGGTTAACAACAAAGCCGTAGCTAATATTGGGTTTGCTTCTGGCACTGAAGCTACTAGCGGTCTTTCTACTGCCTATACTTACCCTTTTGCTGATTTCACAATTACAACCAACACTACAACTTCACAAATAAGAGTTCTTAGGTTTAACGTTGACAATGCTTCATACGGTTATTTAAACGAGATAGAGCTTCAGTTTGCTGGATTACGCATTAGGCGTTGTTGGGTTGAGGGCGACACTCAATGACAACAAGATCAGGCAGCCAAAGTCCAACCTTTACTGCAGTTACTCCTGAGCCAATAGCAACTGCGTCTTCTGCACAAGCTTCTACTTGGTCTTCTTACGCTAATGGATTTTATGAATTTCCTCCCACTTATAACATTGTTTGGGAAAACCCAATTCCCATAAACAATTTATCTAAATACTTAACTTCTATTCCACCTAAAGATGCTAAAAAAATTGTTAATTTATTAGAAGACAATGCCAAGTCTCTTGAAGATCATTTAGATTCTGGTTATTTAAAAACCTCAGGCGGAACAATTGCAGGAAATACAACTTTTGGGGCCCCTGTTAATTTTTATAGCGGGGTTAACCTAGGGCAGCAATCTTTATATTCAATGCTTCCTCCCGTAGGTTCAATAATGCCATATGCTGGAAACAAATCACCTTTGGGGTGGTTGGTATGCGATGGCTCTGAATATAGCTATACCTTGTACCCTAATTTATATAACGTAATTGGGTCGACGTATGACACTTCTACCGGATTGCCTGCTCCTGCGGCAGGAAACTTTAGAGTACCGAACTTAAAAGGAAGAATGCCGGTTGGCCTTGATGCGGGTATAACCGATTTTAATACACGCGGTAAATCTGGTGGTTCAACAACCGTAACCATCACCGTTGCCCAAATGCCTGTTCACAAGCACGAAAATACCGCTGCATTGACTTCTGGAACCGTCAGTATTACAGACACAGGACATGTTCATTTACAAAATGAAGCGTCTACTGGCGGGCTATTAGCAAACGCCGCTGACTCTAATGTTGATTATACTTATTTTCATACTGGTGCAGGAAGGTTTAACACCAATTCGGCCTATACTGGTATTTCAGCATCCGTTGGCACGGCAGTCACGGTGACCAACGTTGACGCGGGTTCAGGTAACGCTGTAGACAACATGTCTCCATATCTTGTATTGAACTACATCATTAAGACCTAGGCCAGGTTCCTGGAAACTAGTGGCTTAATATGGGATACTAGGCAAATGAATACACAGGTTATTAAAGATGTAGCAGTTCGCCTTGCTGCCCTTTTTGTATCTAGCTCCTTGGGAATTATCACAGGAACTGGAGTCATTGGGGCTTTTACAGATAAGGTAAGCATTCCCATCTGGTTCCAGGCGCTTCAGGCCGGTGGAGCCGCT